CCGCTCCAGAGCCAGCTTAATGCGTAAATTGGTTCTGGTGGCGCTGTAACCGCTTTTGGTGCGGGATAGGGCGTCAGCAACTTGTGACGCCCCCAGCGAACCGCATCGTGCAGTGAACCAATCCTCACTGCGCTGTTCAACATCAATTCGCATTTGGAAGTTTCCTTTCCAATGCCGTCTTTGCTGTTTCAAACAAATACGATGGAAGCATTGCGATGGCTGACACTTTGTAATGCGCTGCCATGACAGATACGTCAGTGCCTGTGCGGTCAATTAAATCTTGCAGCACCGCGAATTGCTCCTGCGTTATGGGCTTCGCTGGCGCTGGCTGCTGCGATTTAACCGCTGCGTTGCCATCATCATCTTCCGTTGGCAGACCAAAGCAAGTTTGCAGTGCGTATCGCCGCGCATAGGTCAGGGCTGACCCGTAACCATGTGCGTCATGCTTATTGGCTGGCACAAACAATACGCCCATCGAAAGCTTATCGCCGCTGCTGTGTATCAGGATGGTTTCGATTGATATGCCGCCGTCGCTTGGCTTGGGCATCTGCATAAATGCAAGGCCGTGCTTCGCAAGGTGTGGCTTGATAGCGTCAATCACTGTTGGAAGGTCGGCGTATTTAGATTTGAAATGCGGGTTGCTGGCAGTCTTTGTTGCTGCCTCCAATTCTGCAAATGCGGCAACGTATGCAGCACAAATTTTGTCTTCGCTCATTTTTTGCTCCTTATCCTACACGCAGAACTTCGATGGTCTGCTTTTCATCATTCCTTGTTGTCATGGTATTGCCAGCGCCCCAAGCATGGACGCAATATGCGCTGACATTGGACGCTAATATTTTTGGGTCAAAATCACCGAATGGGATTGCCGCACCTTGGCCCACCTTTAAGTTACCAATGATAGGCCAGTAATAAGCGCGGGTTTCACCAATAGCATAGCGGCGTTGGCGCTTGCCGCTTTTTAATGGCTTAACTTCCAATGTGCCATATGTGTCGCCATTATATTGGATGGCATATGTTGCACCAGCCGCATCAAGAATTTTAATGGCCTTATCGACTGCTACTTGGTGTATGCTTAGTAAATCACTCATTTCATTTTGCTCCTTAATAAAATCGTGGATACATTTTGCGAACGCTGATGGTGGTGTGCCAATCATTGTCTTTTAGAAGGTCGCCAATTTTTTCAGCCAACGCTTCCTTAAAGTTAGGGTGACATCCGCCAGCCTCAACGATTGCGTCAGCCGCATCGCAAGCTGGGCAGCAAAAGGCAGATGTAAGTTCAAAGCTGCAAATTGTGCAGGTTTCTATTTTCATGATTGTTTGCTCCTTGTGATTTTTCTAAAAGACCCATTTACATATGTAAAGTGTTTTTTTATAGGCTCACAACATCTAACGAAAAGGAACATACATGACGTTAAGCCACAAAGCCGTTATGCGTATTTACGGACGCGCCGCAGAACATAAAATCACCGCTGGCAAGCTTGCTAAGGCCGCTGGCTTAAGTCGCGTAACATTAAGCAACTGGAAGCGCGAACGCTCAACGCCAATGTTGGAGGCATATCTTGCTGTCGAAGAAGCATTGGAGGGATTGATTGCAGCCAAGACCAAGGGCGATGTTTAATCGTCGGTCAAAGTTCAACGCCAAAAAAGCGTATTGCGCTCAATGCCACAAGCACGACAGCAAGCGCGAAGCTGCGCGTTGCGATGAACTGCATACGTTGTGGGCTGCTGGCGTTATTGGCGATTTGGTCATTCAGCCGCAATTCTGGTTTGTCATCAACGGCAATCAAATGAAGCACGATAACGGGCGGCGCGTTGGTTATAAGCCGGACTTTTCGTATACCGAAAATGGCAGGGATTGCGTCGAAGATGTAAAGGGCATGGTTACAGCTGACTTCACTTTACGCAAGGCATTATTCAAAGCCCTGTTTCCGACAATCGAATTTCGGCAAACAAAATAGCTTTATAAAAGGCTGATATTTAGATAAGAGGGGGGCCAGCGAAATTAAGGAGCATCAAAATTTCGCTGGCCGCAACGCTTTACAGGAGCATCGCATATGAACAATTATATACACCACAATACAATTGCGCAAGGCACTTTGCAATGAGCGCCCATCACTTCGACCCTGCCATAGCCGCACAGGTCGGCTGCAACGCCGCTGTTATTTATCAAAACCTATTTTACTGGGCCGAAAAGAATGTCGCCAACGACAGGCATTTTTACGATGGTCGCTGGTGGACATACAACAGCATTACGGCATTTTCTGAACTGTTCCCGTATCTCACTGGCAAGCAAATCCGAACTGCTTTGGAGAAGCTGGAAGCCAGCGGATTGATTGTCAGCGGCTGTTATAACAAATCAGCTTATGACAGAACAAAATGGTATGCACCGACTTGCCTAAACCTGCAAACCCATTTGCCCAAAAGGTCAAATGAAGAAGCCCAGAAGGGCGAACCTATACCAGATATAAAACCAGTTATTAAACCAGATGGAAAACAAGATATAGTGGATTTGCCCGATTGGATGCCTGTCCCTGCTTGGCTGGGGTGGGTTGAAATGCGGAAGGTCAAAAAGAAGCCGCTGACAGCCAGAGCCACAATGAAGGCGATAAACAAGCTTGATGCAATGCGCCAAGCTGGTCAGGATGTAGCGGCAGTATTAGACCGAAGCACATTGAACTGCTGGGCAGACGTTTACGAAATAAAGGGGCAATCACATGACAAGCAATCAGACGCTATGGGAGTTACAGAACGAGCAGCCAGACAAGCACTGCACGAAATATCGGGCGGCACTGGAAGCTTTGAAAGCGGCGCAGAACAAATATCGACAGGCAACGCCACAGGAAATCATCACGCTATTGGCTCCATGCCTAATGCTGTGCGCTCCATCGGGTATGCAGGAGGCGGAACGGACAGCTTGGTATAAAGCCGCCATTATGACGGTGAACCATATACCGCTGTCGATACTGCAACGCGCCTGTGAGCAAGCCCGTCGTAACTGCGACCACCCTGCCAAGATTGTGCCATTTATATGCAAGTTTGAGCCTGAAGCCGTGCGCTGGGCCAATGACGCGATACGCTATGCACAGGCACAGGTCGATAACTTCAACGCGCCGCGCATCGCCAAGCAAGAGCCGGATTACATTACTGCCGATGAAATGGCAGAACTGAAGAATGAATTACTGCAATCACTGAACACCAACAAAGGAATGAACTAATGATTTACGCCAACCTAATCCGTGAATGGGCCAAAGACCGCAACCTGATTGAAGGCAGCACCGTGCAAGCGCAATTCGTCAAGCTGATTGAGGAAATAGGCGAACTGGCTGAAGCCATCGCCAAGGGCAAAGACGAACAGTTTATGGATAGCATCGGTGACGCTTTCGTCGTGCTTACCATCTTGGCAGCGCAAAAGAATTTGGAAATTGAAGAATGTGTCGTTCACGCATGGCACGAAATTAAAGACCGAAAAGGCCGCATAGAGGACGGGATTTTCGTAAAAGAAGAATAAATGCACAAAAAATGAAAAAAGGGGTTTACATGGTGTGAACCCTTTTTTATAAGGAGCCATCAACCAAGGGGTTCTGCCCCGCCACTTAAGGAAAAGACCATGATTACACTTACACCAGCTTCAAAAAACCTTTTCATTAGCTTTGCAGAAGATGCTGACAACTGGGGTGGAGAGCCATTGCTTGACATCACCGCAGAACAGCGCGGCAACCTTACAGACCTTAAAAAACATGGGTTGCTTACAACTTTCCGTGATGAAGGTTGTGATTGGGTTATCTTTACAGATGCTGGCAGAGAATTTGCAGCAGCAAACGGCATCGAGTATTTTCAAAGATAATTAACGGGGGCTTCGGCCCCTAACCATTAGAGGCCCAGCCTCGCCAATACGGAGATGTAAAATGACATTTATCACGCAAGCAATCGAAACAAAATTCATAAAGGCAACCGACACAAAACCGAGCCGCATTAAAGCAAGGGCATGGGCTGGCAGTATTACAATTAGCTATGACCATGCGTTAAGCACAAGTGGTTCACACAAGGCCGCTGCAAATGCTTTAATCGCTAAGTTGCGTTGGACTGGCACATTCGCGCAGGGCGCTAATGTCAAGGGCGATGGCTACTATTTTGTAAACGTAGAGGGCGCATGACATGAAACATACAAAAGGGCCTTGGCATATATGCGAAGTAACTGGCAGATATTTTCGCTACATTAGGGACGAAAAAGGCTTTTGTGTAGCAGAGGCTATTAAGCCACAAAATAGCAGCGCGTCATATATCGACATTGATGCAAACGCGCAGCTAATTTCCGCCGCACCTGATTTATTGGCGGCGCTGATTGAATTGCAGCAAATGGTTGAAGCTGGTGAAAGCAATGAAGGGACATATGAGATTGTCCGCAACGCAATCGCAAAAGCAAGGGGAGTATAATGACACCGATAATGACGCCACGCGAAAAAAACCTTACCATCATTGACCACATTGCATCCGAATATGGATACGATAGGCATGATGTAATCGGCAAAAGACGCTTTAAGGTGCTGGTCGAAATCCGTTACGAATGTATAAAGCTATTCCGTGAACGTGGTTATAGCACACCAGAAATCGGTCGCATCATGAAGCGCGACCACAGCACCATCGTTCACGCATTGCAAAAGATAGCAAAAATGGAAGCGGCAGAATGAAACCATCAGACTTAAAGTTGGCAAGAAATTTCCTTGGCTACAGCTTAAATGATATGTCGGACGCATTGCGTCTGTCACCGACAACGGGAGCAACTACCCTTCGCAAAATGGAAGCTGGCAAGGTTAATATCACAGGGCCAATTTCCGTTGCTGTGGATGCCATGCTAAAGGGATACGACCCCTTTGAAGACGAAAACGATGATGACTGCTTCGGATTATATGAGCGACCTGATACGATATAAGCACAGCGCCGTTAAGGATAAGGATGCACTACTTGCCAAATGGCGCAAGCATCAATGGTCAAATGAGACAATGCGGCAATGGGCGAACTGGCAATGGAAAGAATTTGTCGGGTAATTATGCGACAGTTGCCAAAATGAAAACGGATGTATAACAAGGGGCAATGAGCAACCCCAAAATTGAACAGCGCCTTGTCGCTGACTTAATCCCATATGCTGCAAACAGCCGCACCCATTCCGATGCCCAAGTCGCCCAGATAGCGGCGAGCATAAAAGAATTTGGATGGACTAACCCTATTTTGATTGATGGCGACAATACCATCATTGCAGGGCATGGGCGCTTATTGGCCGCACGAAAGCTTGGCATTGAAGAAGTGCCAGCCATTATCCTTGACCACCTTAGCAAGTCACAGCAACGCGCCCTTGTAATAGCCGACAACCAACTTGCCCTTAACGCAGGGTGGGACATGGAGATGCTAAAGGCAGAGATTGAAGACCTTAAGCTTGATGGCTTCGATTTGGATATTCTGGGCTTTTCTGACGCAGAATTAAAAGATTTTTTCGATGAAATGGATGGCTTGGGCACATCATTGGATGGTGACAAATATACCACCAAAATCACTGTCCCAATTTATGAGATAAAGGGCGCAAAGCCTGAACTTGCGGAAATTTTTGACCGCACCAAAACCAAAAGCTTGCTGAACGACATAAAGTCGGCCGATTTACCAGATGACATCGCTGAATTTTTAATCGCGGCAGCAGAGCGGCACACAAAATTTAATTATGAAAACATCGCTGAATTTTATGCCCATGCTGACGAGCCATTACGCAAGCTTATAAGGGACAGCGCCCTTGTTATCATCGACTATGACGCCGCCATAGAACATGGCTATGTAAAATTGACCAAAGAGTTGATGGAATTGAGCGACGAACATGAAGACGTTTAATGGTCAAAAATTCGCGGTAATTATTCCGACATACGGACGGCCCAACAAAGTTTTTACGCACAGAACACTGCGTAGGTCTGGCTTTACTGGCGACATTTATCTGCTCTGCGATGATAGCGATGCATCGTTGGACGAATATAAAAAAATCTATGGCGATAAGGTTCTGGTTTTTAGCAAAACCGATGTCATTGGCACATTTGACCGCATGGACAACTTTGACCGCCGAAATGTGGTCGTTTATGCCCGAAATGCTATTTACGAAGCCGCAAAAAGCGTCGGCCTAAAATACATTTCAGTGCTTGATGACGATTACACATCACTGCGCTATCGCGTAAATGCCAATTATGAATACAAAAGCGCCGGAAAAATGGAAAATGCAGACAGCGTGTTTGCCTGTTTTTTAGATTTTCTGGAAACCACGCAATGCAGCACAATTTGTTTCGCACAAGGTGGTGATTTTATCGGCGGCAAAAGCAACATCCGTCTGGCTGTGAAAAAAACACCGCTGCGTAAAATGATGAACCTGTATTTCTTCGACGTAGACCGCCCTGTCGAATTTATGGGGACGATTAACGAAGATTTAACTGCATCGGTAGCAGAAGGAATTGTAGGAAGGGTTGTTCTAACCACGCCGCTGGTCACAATCGAGCAGATGGCAACACAATCCAACTCTGGCGGCTTAACGGAAATCTATCTGGATTTAGGCACATACGTCAAAAGCTTTTATAGCGTCATGTATGCACCAAGCGCCGTGCGGGTCGCATCAATGGGAACATCATCCAAGCGGCTGCATCATCTGGTGTCTTGGAAACACGCAGCGGCTAAAATTATCAGGGAGACAGTATGACCTATGCGTTTACGATATGGTCGGAACTGCCCTTGGCTGTAACTGCGTATATCATGGTGCAACCATCGCCAAACTGTTGAGCATACTGCTTTGCTTCTTCGATGGTATCGAACTGCATACGAGTGCGATTGCTGGGGCGGCGACCACGGATGGCTGTAAAGTAAACTGCATTGTTTAGGCAGAATGTTTGGCGGCTATCTAAATTTGTCATGTAATTGCTCCTTGTGATATGAAACATTTAATCGACCACAAATATATGTAAAGAGGTTTTTTCAATGGCTGATACAAAGCTTACAGCAAAGCAAGAGGCTTTCTGCCAAGCAATAGCTGATGGCATGGGTCAAGCAGATGCTTATCGCATCGCATATGACGCTGAAGGTATGAAGGATAACACCATTTATGTCAGGGCATCTGAACTGATGACCGAGGGTAAGATTAAGGTAAGAGTGACCGAATTAAAAAAGGCTTTATCAGATAAGCAATTATGGTCGCGTGAAATGTCGGTAAAAGGCCTTGTTGCTGCATATCGGGTCGCCAGTGACAGCAAGAACGCATCGGGCATGACGGGCGCAATTAAAGAGTTAAACGCCATGCACGGCTATAACGAACCCGCCAAGCTATCCGTCGATGTCCGCGCATTAACACCTATCAAGGATGAAGACTGGCTTTGACCTTCACGCCCAAACAACGTGATTTTATATATAGCACAGAGCCATTCCCTGCCTTTGTTGGTGGCTTTGGCTCTGGCAAGACGGCTGCGGGTATCGCACGGCTGATGAGGCTGAAGCGGTATTGCCCAGAGCAAGACGTTGCGTATTATCTGCCGACCTATCCGCTTATTGAAGACATCGCCTTTCAGCGCTTCCCTGCCTTGTTCGAGCGCAACGGCATCCCTTATAAGCTAAACCAGCAAAAGGCGGTGCTTGAAACGGATATAGGCCGCATCATCTTTCGCAACATGGAGCATCCTGACCGCATCGTCGGTTATGAAGTAGCGCATAGCGTTGTCGATGAACTTGATACGCTGCCTATCGAAAAAGCCCGTTCGGTCTGGAATAAGATTATCGCTCGTAACCGCCAGAAAGCTATGACAGTCGGCGGCAAGGCTGTGCGTAATACTGTGGCTGTGGCTACCACGCCTGAAGGCTTCCGTTTTGTCTATGACAGATGGGTTAAGAACAAGGCTGAAGGCTATGTGCTGTATAAAGCCAAAACATCTGAAAACGCCGCCAACCTTCCGCCTGATTATATCCAGAACTTGCAGAACAGTTACAGTTCCAGCTTGCTTGCCGCATATCTTGATGGTGAATTTGTCAACTTGACGGCTGGCAGCATATACCCAGAATTTGACCGCAAGCTGAACATCACCTTTGCGACAATACAAGAGCGCGAACCCCTGCACATCGGCGTTGACTTTAACGTCAACAATATGAGCGCCGTCGTGTGCGTGATACGCAACAATGACCCATTGGCATTGGATGAATTGTCGGGTGTGCGCGATACGCCGACACTGATACGCATATTGCAAGAACGCTTCGGCAGTCACCAAATAACAATTTACCCAGACGCATCGGGCGGGGCCACAAAAAGTATTAACGCCAGCCTATCCGATTTAACGCTTTTGCGCTCTGCTGGTTTCACAGTCTTGGCAAATAGTAAAAACCCTGCCGTCAAGGATAGGATTATTGCGGTTAACCAGATGATTTGCAGCCAAGGCAAGCGAAGGCTGTTGGTCAACCCTGACAAATGCCCTAATGTTATTGAAGGTCTGGAGCGCCAAGCATACGCGAAAAATGGTGAGCCAGATAAATCAAGCGGCTTTGACCATCTGAATGATGCTATCGGCTATTTTATTGCATATAAATATGCTATCGGTAGAGGAACGGTATCCTTTGCTCAAATTTCTGGGGTGTAAATGTCTGTCTCCAACACCAACACCGAATATGACGCCAACCGCTTTAAGTGGAAGCGTTGCCGCGATGTCATCGCTGGGCGTGACGCTCTAATCCAGAACTATGTAAGCAATACGCGCTACACTGGAAGCCTTTACAACCCGTCATTCGACACGAACAACTATCTGCCACGGCTAACAGGACAGACGGATGTTGAATATATTACGTATCAGGAACGGGCTGGCTTCTTCAACGCAAGCGCACGGACGCTGGATGCCTTCACGGGCATGATATTTGCCAAAGACCCGATTTATAAGCTGCCGACTGCCATTGAGCCTTATGCTGATGACATTACGCTTGCTGGCGACAATCTGCGCGAGTTTAGCGAACAGGTTGTAGAGCAACAGATTGCCGTTGGTCGCGTTGGCATTATGGTCGATTACCCAGCCAATGCGCCGACCAATATCACGATTGCCGCTGCCGAAGCGTTGAACATCCGACCATTCTTGCGCTATTACACAGCGGAAAGCATCATCAACTGGCGCGTCAGTTACATCAACGGCGCACAGGTGCTGACGCTTGTGGTGCTTAAAGAAACTGTCGATGTGCAGGAAAACGAATTTACCACCAATCAGGTTACGCAATATCGCGTCCTTGACCTGACGGAGCAAGGTTATCGCGTTCGCGTAATGACCGACGATAACGAACTGATTAGCGAAATGTTCCCGATACAGAACGGCGGGACATTGCGTTACATTCCGTTCGTAATCCTTGGGGCCAACAGCGCGACTGCCACAGTGCAGAAACCGCCATTGCTTGACTTGGTGGACACGAACCTTGGTCACTATCGCAACAGCGCCGATTATGAGCATGGCTTGCACTTCACTGGCTTGCCCACCCCATACGTTGCGGGTGTGCAGTTACCAGAAGGCGCAACCCTTGCTGTCGGCTCAATGAGCGCATGGATATTCCCTGACCCTGCCGCAAACGCTGGCTATCTTGAATTTAAGGGCGATGGCCTAAAGACACTGCGCGAAGCCCTAAAGGACAAAGAACAGCGCATGGCTGTATTGGGCGCACGGATGCTTGCCGACGATAAGCGCACAGCTGAAGCTTTTGGCACGGTCGAATTAAAGACGGCTGGCGAACGGTCAGTGCTTGCGTCAATCAGCCGTTCTGCATCGGACGCTATTACCCGCGCCCTAAACTGGATGGCCGAATGGGTCGGCGCACCAAAGGACGTAGAATTTAGCCTTAACACCGACTTTGGCGCTGCGCGTATGGCCCCGCAAATGGTAACTGCACTGCTTGGCGCATATCAAGGCGATGCAATGCCGCTTTCCGTTCTGTTCGAGAACTTCCAGCGCGGTGAACTTGTTTCGCCTGACATGGAGTTTGAAGAATATGAAGCGCAGTTGGCTGACGCTGGCCCAAGCTTTGACGAAGAAGTGCCTGACGTATCTGATGAAGTCGCGCCTGATAACAGCTTGCTTGACAACATCCGCAGCCGTTTGGGGCTTTAAGAATGGCTATCAGCGAGGAAATCATTGCCTCGCTAGTGGAGGCCGTTGCTGCGTTAAATCAGCGCACCAACGATGCACTATCGCGCACGATGGTAGCGGGGCCGCAAGGTGAAGCTGGCCCACAAGGAGAACGTGGCGAAGACGCACCTCCTGTTACGGACGAACAAATCAAAGCTGCTGCTGTCAGTTGGTTGCAGGACAACATATCGCAGCCTTCGGACGGCATTGATGGACAAGACGGGCAACAAGGCCCCGAAGGTCGCGCACCAACAGATGAGGAAATACAGCTTGCCGTTGATGTCTGGTTTGAAGTCAACCGTGCTTCACTTATTGGCCCTGCTGGAAGCGATGGCCGCGATGGTGCTGATGGTCGTGATGGCAGCGATGGTCGTAATGGTCGTGATGGCGCTGCTGGTGCTGCTGGTTCCGACGGTGTTGGCATCGCACTGGTGGAACAGCGCGACGATACGTCTTTCTGGATAACACTGACAGATGGTAGGGAGTTCCAGATTGAATTGCCCAAGCCCAAGGTAAGCGGCTTTTATGGCGGTGGTGGCAGTGGCGGAAGCGGCGGCGCTACTTATTTAAGCGAATTGCAAGATGTTGCTGTTGCTGGTATTCTCAACGAAGACATTTTGCAGTATGACGAAGAAGCGTTGTTGTGGCGCAACAAGCCTGTCATCGTTGATGGCGGCACATTCAATTAAGGACTGGCGATGGCACGGATACAAGTAAAGCGCGGCTTAAAAGCTAATTTACCGACATCGGGAATGTTGGCTGGCGAACAGCATTACACAACTGACCGCTCGACCATGCACGTTGCCATTGACGCAACGACTTCGCAGCCTGTCGTGCCAGCCGTTGATGACCTTGGTTCTATCGGCGCGGTTGATGGCGCTGCCGACCTTCTGCTTATTCATGACGCAAGCGCAACAGGCGTTAAGGCGAAGAAAATTACGATTGCCGACTTTAAGACGGCGCTGAATATCCCCAATGGCGACACCGACGAAAAGGTTGCTGTGGTCGCTGGCGGCACTGCTGGCTACATCTGGGGAACCGACGGCACGAATGGCGTCATCCGCCTTAATTCGTCGATGGAATGGACAAAAGACGCTGGAAATGGCTTTGTAACTTTGGCTGTGGGAACTGTAGACCTCGGCACGTTCTAAAAACATTATCCCAGCTATATAGCAGAAAAGGGAAGCCATATGGCATTATTGAAGTTCAAGCGCAGCGCTGTTCCTGCGAAAGTTCCTGCGCTTAACGACCTCGCCTTGGGCGAACTGGCTATCAACACATACGATGGCAAGGTTTACACCAAAAAGGATAACGGCACGGCTTCTATCGTTGAAGTCGGAGGTGGCGGCGGCGCACAAGCTGGCGCAAATAGCGACATCACATCTATGTCCGGCATTACTGGCGGCATATCATCGCCAGACTTTATTCAGTTTGACCCGACAGCCACAGTTACGCCAGCCGTGGGCAAATTATATTTCAACGATGCCGAAGGTGGCCTGTCTTACACGCTTAAAGGCGGCAACGTCGTTCAAGAGGTTGGGCAATCGCAACAAGTGCTCGTTTATAACGGCACGGGCGCGACGATAACCAAAGGGCAAGTTGTTTATAGCAACGGCGCACAAGGACAACGCCCGACTGTCGCTCTTGCACTGGCAACAAGCGATGCAACATCTGCACGAACGCTTGGCATTGCGGCGGAAGCTATCGCCAATGGTGCAGAGGGATGGGTTACAACCCTTGGCATTGTTGAGAACATCAACACAGCCGCATTTGCTGCTGGCGCACAACTTTACCTATCAGGCGCAACGGCTG